AGTGCGCCCTGAGCTTTGCCCAGCTCAATCTCCGCCAGCTTGGCCATGTTGTGCTCACGCAGGGCGCGGGCCTTTTGGAAATCGGGCTGCTTGCCATCGCCAGTGAGAACCTGCAGCGGCGCAGCCGTGGAAGTCGGCTCGGTCTGAGTGGACAGTTGGCTGTAAACGTCACGCTGAATCCGGTCCTGCTGGTGTCGTTCGGCGACGGCGACCTTACTCGGGTCTGCGGTGTCGCGAATCAGCGCTTCGGTGGCATGCACATCAACCTGTTTGCCGTTGGGCGAAAGCACCAAACGGTTGTTATCTTTCAGCCAGGTGATGTAACTCGGCGACCTGCCGAGCCGGGCCGCGAAGGCACTCTTCGACAGGTAGGTTGGTTCTGTCATGAGCCCTCCTTTTTCAACGTATTTCAATGAATCCTTTCAAGATTTCAATGATTGAAATTTCAGTAAGCTGAGGAACCTGCGGCTAACAGTTTCCCGCGGGTTTCCGACCCCGTACCCTCCGAATAACCCTAGGGTCCCCAGCGGTTTCAGGCTGGCCCGCCGCCATTCGGCGGGACATCGCACACACCAAGCCGCTTCGCAGCCCAGCGTTCGTACAAGCCGATGGCAACATCCGCGCCGGCCATCGCCGTCAAACAACCCAAGGCCCCCGCCGTCCAGAGCGACATACCGGCAGCGATCATCAACATCATCGCCGACACCCCACACACAATGCAGGCCCCCGACCGAAGCGCGAGCCTGCGCAACAACGCCCACCCCCGCGCCCCATCCTTGTCTGCTCGCCACATCTCCCCCGATACGCCACCGACCAGAGCCAGGACGATCACTAACCAGACCGGCATCTCTGCCAGTGCTTGTTGCTCGCTTGTCATCGTTTATCCCCAATGCAAAAACCCGGCGCAATGGCCGGGTTTATTGATATCGTCGTGCTTTCAACTCAAGTAAAAAACAGGATGTTACATGGATATTTCGGGCGTAACCGTGGGCCTTATTACTACCATTATCGGAGGCGCTTTTGTCACTTGGCTGTACGGTCCAGCAGATGCGAATCTCAGAGCTTTACGCCGCCTGAAGATCATGGGAAGCATCTTGTATAAAGTTCTGGGGTTGGTCGGTGCCATCGGAATGGTGATTAGTTGCGCGTTCGAGTTTTACAGGTTTGCGTACTCGGAAGCGCCTATCCAAAGGCTAGAAATTGTTGGCCTGTTTTTCTACATGCTCAATTTCTTTGTCTACCTATTGTCGGGCATGGCGATCTTGATGATCTGGATAAACCCCCCCCCCCGAAAACGCCAGTAGCTCTGGTCGCACCTATCGAAGATGACTACTTTTTACAGGTCGATTCCGGTGGCAGCAACCTTGTTTTAATGCCACCCGGTGAATAAGTGGGTAACGCAGGGTGAACGCCTAGCGAATGCCGGCGAATACACCACCCCGGCATTCTGTTGTTGCTGTGGTGTCCCATACGTCCCACTTTTCGGAATCGAAGTGGGACGCCTGAGAGCGCCTAAATTCGGGGCCTAGCCCCACTGTCCTACTTATCTTTCTCCTTTCTCGTGTAAAGGAAGAAATTTAAAGAACACGCGTTCGCGCGTAAGCGCGTACTGCTCGCCCGCTACGCTCACACGGGCGGGAGGCACTACTAGGCGGGACGGTGGGACAACCCAACAACGACAAGGCCCGCACCTGTCCCACTGCATCAAAACGCAGCGAGACAAGACGGGCCAGTGGGACAACAACAGCCGGACGAATACCTGGGGTCACGCAGCCAGCCCCATCAGCACCCAATAGATCTGCAGATGCGCCTCATGCAAACGCTGATAATACGTGTCGCGGCCACAACCGCAGTGGGCATACCGCAAGCGCATATCCACATCGAGCGTGCAGTAATGCTCACGCACCACCGTCACCAGCTCCGGCGCGAGGTGCTTTGTCACGATCAGCTCAATGTCCAACGAACTCTCCAGCGGCGCACGGAAAGCACGCCGCCCCCTGATCAGTTGCCCGTTGCTCTCCATCATCATGGCAACCATATTTCCACCAGCCAGCCCTCCTTTCGAATGTTCTGAATGCAGCTCCTGCGCCCATAACCGAAGCAGCGAATCGATCTCCTTAATCAAAACAAGGCTCCTCGAACGCTTCGCGCTGCAATGCCGATGCACCGCCCCACCCTGCCGGCTTCTTGTAAGCCCAAGGCCGCTGTCCACTCTTCACCAATGCAGGCAACCGCACGCGCCGCCAACCTAGCCGATGCATGATCGCCCCGACCCGCATTTGCTCAGGTTTGCCCCAATGCCCAAAGTCCAACTTAAGCGCATTGGCCAGCACCTCGCTCCCGGTGGTGGTCTCACCGATCTGCGACTCTTCCAACCAGGTCAGAATCGGCCCTTCCCATTCATCCACAACAAAACGCTCGTCCTGCTCTTCGCCGAACATTGCCGCCTCATCAAGCGTCACCCACCAGAGGTCGCCCGCGTCGTAGCAGAACACCGCCTCAGCCCACAGCTGATCGCGCATCGAACGCAGCAGATCCAGATCCACCTTGGTACACGCAACCGGCCAGTAACGCCGGTTGCCGGTGGCGTCCTTGAGGTACTCGTCCTGGTTCGTCGTACCCACGAAAACACACTGGCGTGGCACGTCCATCGTTCTGCGGCCGTAGCTCTCGCGATAAGTGTCAGTGGACGCCGAAAAGAACTGCTTGGCCTTCGTACTCTCTGCCTTGTTGAAGCTGTCCAACTCGCCCAGCTCAACGATCCACTTACCCCGGATAGCCTGAAAGCCGTCTTTGTCACCCAGCGCAAACGGCGTGTCCATAAACCACTCGCCGCCGAGAATGCTCATCGCCGTCGACTTACCAGCGCCCTGTGCACCTTCCAGAATCATCACCGAGTCGGCCTTGCAACCCGGCTTCATCACCCGCGCCACGGCCGACAACATCCAGCGCTTGCCGACCTTCGACGAGTAGTCAGTTGCCTTGACGCCCATGACATCCGTTAGCCAACTTTCGAGGCGCGGCACCCGATCCCACTCCAGCTTGCGCAGGTACTGCCGCACTGGATGAAACGCATGGTCGTGCGCAACCACGCTCACCGCCTCGATCACATGCGAGGCCTTGACCCGCAAGTTGTACTGTTGCGCGAGCCACTTCATCACCCGCACATCGTCAATGTCCGCCCAATCGCCCGTGCCGCCGCCATAAGGCGCCGCACGCAGCTTGACGATCTTCGAACTAAACGCGCTGTAACTGATGACCCCGGCCCAACGCTCATCATTGGCCAGGATCAACTCGACATTCTGCATGTGCGCAATCAGCGCGCCGCTTTCGCTGCGTGCCAGCAGATCCTTCCAACCACCAGCGGCCGGGGGTTTGACTACCGCCAACACCTGACGGCGTACCGCTTCCAAACCTTCAGCGACATGCAGGTCGTTGAAGTCGGTCCACTTGGCTTCCCGCTCACTGGAAAAGATCGGCGCAACCACCTGGCCACCGACAATCAGCGCCGCGTTGTTGGCTTTCTCTTCACCGGGATTCCACGCGTCACCATTCGGCTTCGTGGTCTTCCAGTCATCGTCTCGGCAGATGATCAGCGGGCAACCGGCGAAACGCTCGCGCATGGCCTTGCAAACCACCAGCAAATTGCCCGCATCAAACGCAACGGCCACGGTCAATGACGTGGCCATATGCAGGCTTGCGCCGGTCGCGTAACCCTCACACACCAGCACCGGTTCGCCCGGATCCGGGTGCGGCCCGATCAGATGGAAAGCACCCTCTTTGGACATGCCATAAGGCCAATAGGATTTGTCCCGGCCGGTGTCCTCTTGCTTGGTCGGGAACACCACCTGCAGGCCCACAATCTCGTCCCGCACATTGCTCATCGGTATCAGGAACGCGCCGGAGCGCGGCGCATACCGAACCCCGAAGCCAACAATCTGTTTGCGATCCAGATAATCGCTACGGCCCTTCTCCGGCATGCGCTTGAACATACCTGACGCCCGCTTTGCCGCACGACGTGCCGCATTGGCCGAGATCTCAG